GTACGAAGGTGGCTAGGTCGCCTTCGTAACTCGATATTTGGAACTTCGTCTTCGTGACACTCTTGCGTAGCATTCTGCTTGACTCAACGATGTGCGACAACAATTCACTTGTCGCCTGGCCAGACAGTCTGGCCGATTGGAGGGAGGCACACGGTGTTGGGATGGAGTCTGGCACACCTCATTTCGAGAGTGCGTCGTTCCCCGAAGGGGACTTCGGCGCACCTTCTTGGTATGATGTGTTCGTCAGTGCTTTCAGCTTCTTCACCACTGGGCACCTCCAATGGTTGCGTGGCATCTTCGACCCTTCATGGTTGGAGGATCAGTATCTTTGCTGGGCTACCAGACGGCAAGATCCTGAGTGCGTGACAGGCATCGTCAACCAGACTTTCGTGCGGCTGCTCACTCGAGCAGCACATGCATACATCTGTGGCTACACCATCTTGGAGCTTATCAAGTTTTCCATTTTGCTAGCGGCCGTTGCAGGTGCAGCGAAAGTCTACGTCAAGAGGTACAACGCAGCTGGACGCCTTGTGCGGCTAGTTGCTTGCACATTTTCCCTCGTGACAGTCACCTGCGGCCTTATTCGTTGGCTGTGGGCGAGCACATTTGGCTTTTGGACAGCCATGTGCTCAGGGCGAGTCCAGAGAGTGACGTTCCCAAAGATTGATGGAATATTCGAATATCAAGGGAAGACGTACTGCAGGGACCCAAGGACCAGGAAGGTCTACTTGGGATACATCGACGGCTACGACCAACACCAGGATGGTTCGGTCTCCAGTCGGTTCGTGCGTGACAAGACGAAACCCGAAGTTTGCGTGGAAGCAGGTGAGAGCTTCGGCGAGTGTGCGTTGACCGACGCTCCCCCACGCAACACACCCACGACATGGGAACACGCCAAGGGAGTCGCTCTGCTCTATTACAACAAGACAGAGTATTACTCCGCAGCCACAGTCCTTGACTTAGAGGGCCAGAAGATAATGGTCCTTTGCAGGCATGGGCTGACCGAGGAGGTCGATGGCAAGGTGCGGTTCACTATACCATACTTGTACGCAAGGGGCAAGTGTAACTGCTCAGTACCAATCGACACTTCGAGGGTCATTCTCCTTGATTCCGTTAAGGGAGTACCTAAGTGGAACAAGCACAAGCATACTGTCTCAGTCTTCGACATGGCAGCCGTCAAGCTTACGGATGATGAGGTGTCGATGATGGGCATCAAGGCTTTCAAGGAGAGGGAGCTCAATCGCAAGTACGAGAGCAAGACTGGCCGCATCAGGTTTCTTAGCTTTGGCGACTTCATCGTTGAGCAAGGAGAAATCCAGAGAAACATGGCACAAGGCGTGGACATGGCCAAGATAGGCCTGGCGCTCGCGAAGATTCCATCTGACCGTGGAGCGAGCGGAACTCCAGTCGTGTGGGAGGACGGAGGTAGAGTGTTCTGCCTCGGCGTCTGGCTAGGCATCCCCACGAGGTCTGCCTCCAACCAGCAGAAGGTGTTCAATGTTTTCATGACCATCGACGCAGTTCTGGCTAACGTCAGGGCGATGGGTCTCTACACCCCTTCTATGGTCACGAGGATGAGGAAGTTCGCTGACTCGTTGTCGGACTGCACCGGTGGCGGCGCAGGCGGCCCTGACCAGGGCCCAAGCGTAGCTACAGCGGGAGAGTCCGCCGACGCATCGTCAGAGGCCTCTGTACATTCACCAGAAGAATACCACAAAGCAGGCATAGACGAGGTGGATGAGGACGAACGCGCTGCTCGGAGACGCGAAGCTAAGCGACGGGAGGACAAAGACATCGAGGAATGGATGGAGAAAGTCGACGCCCCAGGCGCTGGGATTCACCACGCCAAGGACGCTAAACGCCAAGAGTCGTACTTCTACTTCCCAAAGCCGACGAAAAGGGATCCAGCCAATGACTGGGCTGAGATGGATGATTCGGCAGGCGAAGCTGCAAGGCGGCCACCTGGCCTCCCAGCCCCACCCGCGATCAAGATGGATGTGGATGACGACGCCTCAAGAGTGAGGAGCAGTTCTGCGCCCTGCCCTACCGACAAGGTGGACCAGAGAGTGTTGGACGCCGCTACAAAGCTTGGAGCGAGGCGGAGAGGCAGACCGCTAACTCGCGCCGACTCCAAGCCACCACGCAGCCGGTCCAAAACGAAGACACCAACACACCGTGCTGGACAAGTGTTTGTGGACACAGCATCTCTCGTGGACAGCTTTCCGTCACCAGCTACTGCTGGTTGGCAGAGCTTGCGTGCACAAGTCCAGGATACGAGCTACGCTGGAGAAGCAGCCGAGAGGTTGCTTTCGACAAGCATATCGGATTCGGACCCTGTGCCACCTCTCGACCATCATCACACGAGCGAGCAGCTTGGAATGCGCTTCCGCAGGTGGAAGTGCAGGCTATTTCATGGTCAGGCAGACCAGGTTCTTCGTGAGGTCCGCACTTGGTTGTGGCCCGAGCTGGAGAGGATGAAGCCAGATAGGAAGAACCAGCGTGAGGAGGTGCAGGTCGTGAAACGACTCTTGCGCATCATTCTTGATTTGCAGGAGAACATCACATTCAAGGAGTACCACCGCCAGGTCGCCCCAGACGGACCACCTACTTCAGCCAAGGTCTTCCATGACAGGAATGGGAAGCCATACATGCGTCAAGCAGCGTCCTACCGGACAAAGAACTACACCAGGGCTACGAAAGAGAAGCCACCAGACAAGGACACTGCCTTGATGGCTGCTTTGAAGGACAAGCTCAAGTACTGGTTCGACATGAAGATGTACGGCTGCGATCAAGGGTACTATGGCCCTCCAGAGAACAACAAGGCCGCCATTGAAGACTCTATGCGGTCCCAGTGCGCCAAGGCGCAGGTGGACTACAAGTTGTCTACAGAAGACAGCCTGCGACTTGACAAGTGTGTTGTCGCCGCAGTCAAGGACTACGAGAAGGCCACTAGAGATCCCAGCGGAGCGTTCCGCGTTGAGATAAAGACCTTCCTTGAGGAGGGCGAGGGCGGCTGGATGAAAGTCTTCATGAGTCTCGATGACAAGAGCTCCGGTGTCTCCACTCGGTACAAGCCTTACAAGAAGGAGACGTGGGCTAAGACCGACTTGGAGGAGAGCATTGAGCTTGCGTTGACGCGCCTGCTCCTCATTGCTGTCGCTTCACATGTCATCAGTGACCTCACTCCAATGGAGTGCGTCACCCTTGGGCTCAGCGACGCCAAAGATGCCTTTATCAAAGGCGAGGTCCACTCTCAGGAGAAGTTGGACCAGCGCAGATACAGGCTAATCTGGGTGTCTTCGTACGTGGATGTCATCTGCCAAAGCCTTCTACACAAGGCTGACAACGTCTTTCACATCCGAGCCTACCAGCTCGGTGCGATAGACGTTACAGCTGTCGGCCTTGGACACCATGACGCCGGTATCTCGAGGATGGCCCAGGCGATCAGGAACCAAGGGCTGGAGCACAACATCACCTCGGATGCCAGCGCCTACGACTTCTCTGTGCCTGGCGAGCTGATAAGGGCCGACGCGTGGAGGAGGTCGAGGAACGTCCCAAGTGACGAGGTGGCAGAGCTTATCGAGACTTTCGGATGGCTGCTCTCGAAGCACGTGGTGAATAACCACGGGGACGTCTACGAGGTCTTGAAGGACGGCGTGACTGCTTCTGGCCAAGTCAGTACTTCGGCACAGAACACCTTTGCTCGTGTCGTCATGGCTCACTTCGGCGGGAGCGCGAAGAATGTGGCGGCAGGAGATGATCTTGTGGCAAGCCCCAGCTTTAATCCCAAGGAGCTGGAGAAGCTGGGAGTGCGGTCTCGTGACATCGAGGAGTGGAAGGGTGAGGTGAGCTTCACCAGCCACAGGATATGCCTCACCAAAGAGACAGCAGCATTCGAGCGGGTTGAGAAGATGGTCTGGGGGTTGTACCATCGGGCCCATGACGAGCAGAGGAATGCCGAGCGATTCGGAGGCTGCTTGCACGTCCTCAGAAACACCCCAGGAGCATACGAAGAGCTCCGCGACATCGCTGACAACTTTGTGCCAGGGTACAAGGACTTCATCGGCTACAACGAGACTCTCCTGAAAGAGTTCTTGTAGTCCGATCCTGTCAGCTATATGAGGGCAAGGCTCGGCATTTTGCCGGGAGGGAGGACGTACTACCCCTGAGGAATGCGTCCACGGCGCCCCTTCTCTCACCCCAGCCACCAAATGCGCTAAGGTAGCGCATTTTCAGACCACCCTCGAGGAGGTCTTTCCATCGTTTGTGTCAACCCTAGAGGTAGGCACATTGCTTGCTTTACTTTGTGTCAACCCTAGAGGTAGGCACACTGCTTTGCTTTTTGTGATTTGCGGTTGCTCTGCACACCGCAGACGCCCTTCCTGTTATCACGGGACCGTTTTTGTCATCCCAGGCGAACACCCCACTATTTGAAGTGAACAACAACACTTGTGAGTGTGCTTGCTTCGATGACTTTGACCAAGAAACAAGAGGCTCAGGTTGCCAAGGCAGCCAAGGACCGTCGCGCGTCTCTTCGCGCGATGTTCGAACGCCAGAACTCGGCTCAGAAGGCTGCCAAGGCAAAGAAAGCCAGTCCTGCGCAGCCACGGCGGGCGAAGCCAATGGCCAAGCCACGCCCTTCGTCACCTGCCGACCAGCTGACACACGCCTTCAACGCGTTTGTGCCCCGTCACTTGCCCGTGGACGAGACGACAGCGCCCTACACAGTCACCAACTTAGTAGGCATCATCGAGTTCGAATCGTCACACACACATGACCAGGTGTTAGTTGTCGCACCGCGACAGTACAACACACCCGAGTCTTACCTCGGGCCTTTGACGGATTACCTAGCGGTCCTTTACGCCGCTGACCAAGTGCACTCTCCAACGCTTGCGCACATCAAGTCTCTTCGGTCTGCAGTCGTTGGTGCGCCACCTGTTGGTGCAGACCCACAGTTCTTCTCGACACGTGGCAGGCTCCACAACTTGTCTGTGAAGGTTGAGTGCCTTGGGATGAACAACGGCTTGCTGCCGCCTGGAGCAGTCTACGCTGGTAGGGTGCCGTCTCTTGAGACGTACTCTTATAGCGCAGTAACCGATGGCCAAGACTTGCTGTCAGCATGGGTAGAGCCTGGCATATCTACCGGCCTCTTGCAGAGCATGCCCACGGCTTCTCTTGTCTCCAACCCGCTGACCCTACATGCGACAGTGGCAGAGACAGTAGCTTACAAGCAGTGGTACGACTTTGGCCTCCCCAGCACTAACATAAATGTTGGAAACTTGCCCATGTGCAAGGCACTGGAGCCGATTATCGTCTTCGTACCAAAGTGCGGCGCTGCAGGAGCGGAGGTCAATTTCAAGGTCACAGTTGGCCAAGAGTGGTGCACGCGGCACCCTACCAACGTCCTTCTGCGAGCTACTCAGAAGCAGCACGAAGCTACGCCACCGGGCGTGTGGCATAGCGCAGTCTCTGCCGCGAAGCGCGTCGGTGACAGCCTGCTCGGTCGAGCGGGAGCTATTGCAGAGACTTATGCCATGCAGGCTGGTCATGCTGCACTCACAGCACTGACTAGCACGGCCGCAAGGGCTTCGAGTGTGCCTGCGATCGCCTACGTCCCTTGACCCTCTGTATCAGGAAGGTGTTTGCGCGAGCACCGTACAGTCGCGCGTAGATTGCTTGTATCTCTGGTACTCGTATCAACTTCGAACGGCTCGTGCCACCGTGGTGTGACGCTCATGGCAGAGCGAGCTACTGGCATTGCCAGTGTGGCTGACTGCTTACATGCAAGGTGAGAGTCCCGCCATGGGGCGCGGCGTCGTACGTGAGCGAGATGCGAGGTAGAGCACGAGCTGAGACAGCCAGACGCGATGCGTTCGCCCTCGCTGTTTTTCTACAGGTTACTGCATAGCAGCTCCCCATGCCGATGGCAAGGTATGGTGGTTTTTACTTTTTGCCCCTGATGACCGGT